TCTCACCTACTATGACAAGTCAACAATATAACTTTTATAAATCAGAAGCTGAACTACCAGGCATTGTTTCTGAATTTTCTAAGATGCTAGTCGGTGGTTTGCTTAGAAAGAAACCTCTTTTACAATTGCCAGAAGGTCTAGAAGAAGCTCATAATTGGATTTTAAATCAATTTGCAAAAGACGATAGTACTTTAACAGCATTCTTAGATGAAGCTTTATGGGAAGAAATCCAAACAAGTCGTTCTTGGGTATTTGTAGACTATCCAAAAATACCTAATTTTGATTCTTTAAGTCTTGAAGAAAAAGCCTTATATAAACCGTATCCTGTTTTACATAGGGCTGAAGCAATTATAAATTGGCGTACCAGTGAAGACAAGTATGGCAAGCAAGTACTTAGTATGGTAATTGTAAGAGGCTTTGAAGAATCCTTTGAGAAAAATGAATTTCATGCCACTTTCAAAGACACTGTATGGGTTCACGATTTAGATGACACTGGTTATTACAGAATTCGTAAATATCAACGTGAAGATGAAACAACGCAAATCCCAGTAGTAGCTGGTAAACAAGTTCTTAAACCTTCTGATAATAAGTTAGTGTTTTCTTTGAAAGAAACGAACGTTGATATTCTGAACAACGGCGAAAGACTTAACTTTATCCCTGCATGGCCTCTTAACGGATCTATCGAAGCTCAAGAGCCTTTCTTGTCACCATTAATTGACAAAGAAGTTAGCTTATACAATAAAGTTAGCAGACGTAATCATTTATTGTATGGTGCTGCGACTTATACTCCAGTAGTTAAAGCTGATATCAGTGATGATGCCTTCGAAGAAATTGTAAATGCAGGTTTAGGTAGCTGGATAAAACTCGGTCAAGATGATTCAGTGGATGTTCTAAAAACTCCTACGGATGCTTTGGCTGATATGGAAAAAGCTATTGCAGCTGGCATTGAAGAAATGGCCAGACTTGGCATTCGCATGTTGTCTCCGGAAAGTGCTCAGTCTGGAGTAGCTCTTGAAATTAGAAATGCTGCTCAAACAGCTAAAATTGGTACTTTAAATACCAAAATAAGCGCTACTATGTGTCAAATCATTGCTTTTATGATTAATTGGCGTTATAATATAGAATTAAAAGCAAGCGACATTAAATTTTCTTTAGCTCAAGACTTTAATCCAGTATCTGCAGATGCCAATTGGTTGCGCTTAATAACTGAATGGTATCAAGCCGGTTTGGTTCCCAGATCTGTTTGGCTATTGATCCTTAAAGAAAACGATGTGTTACCTCCAGACTATGATGACGCTACAGGTCAAGTAGAAATTACAAATGATAGTTTGATTAATTTAGACAGAAGTGCTAATTTAGCATTTGCTGAAAATGTAATTGCTCAACAACTAGACACTAATCGCGTAGATACGCCTATTGTCAACAATTAATTTTAAAGGTTAAAAATGGCTAACGGTAAAGTAGGTGCTCCTCTTGGTAACAAAAATGCTAAAGGTGGCTTTGGTAATAAGAATGTTAAAGGTAGCTTTGGTTCAGCATCCGAAGCTATTAAAGCTTTTGGACCAAGGCCTTCAGCAGGTTTTTTAGGCTTTTCTTCAGATCGTACTAAATTTGATACTAGAATCGATAACTATCTAGGTCATTCAGAAAATAAAAAACCAGGTGGTCTTTACAGAATAGCAACAAAAAGATCTATAAAAATTGGTGGCTGGTAACTTAAAGAATAGAACATAATTATTAGTATTAATTCTAATGAGGATTCAAAATGACTAGTAAAGCAGGTGCTCCTTTTGTTAACAATAAAGTAGATATTGCTAATAGAATTAATTAGTATAAATATTGGGCGCAAAATTTAAGTGGGTAATTTAAAATGCCATTATCTAAAGGTATTAGTAAAAAGAGTATTTCAAAAAATATTTCTACAATGATTAAGGAAGGTAAGCCTCAAAAACAAGCTGTAGCAATTGCTTTAGATATTGCCAATGAACAAAAGAAAAAGATTAAAAACCCCAAAGGAAAATAAAATGGCTACAAAGCGTGCAAGTAGCGGTAATTATAAAGATCCGGAACGCTCCAATGCGATGAAGGGTAATAACAACGCCTCTAAAAATCGTGTATTCCTAGGCGATAAAAAGCCAGGAATAGCTGGTGCACTTGGAATTTACAATTTAAGCAACGAGGGTAAGGCACTGATGAAGAAGATTGAGAAAAAGCCTTTTAAATTTCACAAGATTTGAAGTAATTCTAATTTATTAAAAATTTCTTAAAAATAAGTGAGTTAAAGTGGCGAACAGTGCTGCTGCGGTCGAGGGGATGGGGTAGCCCATAGGGTTGCCTCATCCGTGCCGCCTGCCCACAACCTGGTACCTAGGCGGTACCTTCCCGCATGTCCAGTCGAGGCCGACGATGAAGCAAAATGCCAATACAGATATATACGATCGAACAATAGATAGAGCTGCTATGTTACGTTTATACGAAAGACGTGTAAACGACAAAGTTGGCGCAAGTTTAGATGAGCATGAAATTAGATTACAAAAACTATTATCTAAAAAGAATCTATCTAAGAAAGATGCTGATGAGATAATTGATAAAGAACTTCAGAAAACTTATCAAGAAATCTATAACATTTCAAAAAGATCTCTATTAGATTTGGTTTCGGATCAAATATCTTATACATTCCAAACGATTGAATCTAAAATGGGTTTTATTTGGAATGCAGAAAGACCTCAGAAAAGAATTGCGGAAGAAATTGTTTTAGAGCGACCTTTGTATTCTGACAAAACATTATCTGCTGGATGGGCAGGAATAAGTGTAGGTGAGAGAAAAAGACTAGAAGCTCTTATTCGAAAAGGTATATCTGAGAATAAAACAATTGATGAAATTGCCTTAGAAGTTCGAAAAGGTAATATTCATTCAATTAGTAGAAATCAATCTAAAGCCCTCGTAATAACTGCTATTACATCTGTTTCATCACAATCAGATCAAGCAGTTTACGAAGCTAACAAAAAAGCTATACAAGGCTGGCAATATGTTGCTGTGTTAGATTCGAGGACTACACCGATTTGTGCGCATAGAGATGGTAAGATATATCCTGCTGAAGATAAGACACATCTACCACCAGCTCATTTTCATTGTCGTTCCACTACAGTACCTGTTTTTAAGAAATGGGAAGATATTGCTGATCTAGAAGGCGTAGCTCAAGTCAGACGTGATAATATAAAAAATCTTACCAAAGCTCAAATAAATTATTACGATGGCCAAACACCGGCGAAAGAATCTTACAATACTTGGTTATTAAGACAACCTAATTCTGTTAAATTGAGACATTTAGGTGATTATCAAAAAGTAGAGCTATTTAATTCTGGCCAATTAGAATTAGATCGTTTTACTAATCCAGAAGGCAATTCTGTAGGTATTAGAGAACTTAGGGCATTGACTGATGCTTACAACTTACCTGGAGATACTAGAAAATTTGCTGCAGCTAAGCAACGCCTAGATGCAATGCGTTTAGGAGCTAATACACCTGATGATTTAATAAATTCGAAAGAGCTTACTAACACTTTACGAGATTACTACTTATTGCAATCAAACGAGTTAGATGGTACGCTATCCATGATGAACTATCGTGGAACACTACTTCAAACCAAGAGAGCCGCTAAAAATAGAGTTTTAACAACACCACCAAGAGATGATCAATTAGTTTTTAATCCAGTAACTGGTAGATACGAGGATGTAAGACTCTATCAGCCTAACCCAGCTGCTTTCGCAAATGCTACTAGATTGGTAGATGAGAGTGACAAACTATTGCCTAGAGATAAAGAATTTATTAAAACTTTTGTAGATAGTTTGTCGGATCGTATGAGCTTGAATGAGCGTACAGTCGTGACAGAAAATTTAAGAATAGTTTTCGGTAGGTATAGAGATAATAAGGAAATTTGGTCTAATTTCAAAGCTGTATTACAAGGTCAAATAAAATTCGACGTAATGAACGTTTCGGATTTTATAGAGACTCAGCTTAGAAGAGACACAGATCTTTTAAAGAAACTTACTCAAAACAACTATATAGATCCAGTCCTAGGTGCAACACAGCTGCAAGAGCTTCATGATAATTTTATAAATAATATTCTAAAAAGAAATAAGTGGGAAGATACGGTTGCGCCTAAAATATCGAGAGAACTTAGAAATGTTTTTGATTATAAGATACCATTAGTAATAAGAAATAGAGTTTCAGATAGAGACTTTCAACAGTTTTACTTAAGATTTGCACACAGGCTTAGTCTAGCTGATAGTCCCGATCGAGATCAGTTTGCTGTTTCTCTTGGCAGGGATCTATATAACCTCGCAAATTTAAATGGAGATCGTAGGAAATGGTACGATCTTGGTATGAGTTTGTTAGAAGCCAAAAATGTTAATAAATTCTTCGAGATAGAAACTTTTGGTGTTCAAAAAAGACGGATGAAAAGTAGATTAAGCGGTGCTTACTTCGGGCCTTACTATGATTCACTATCTTATAACATACGAGTTACAGATCCGAGAATTCAAGACTATGCTAAATTAACACGTAAAGTTGAACTAGGTTTGAGAGTATCTGTAACAGAAGATAAAAATAGACTAGTATTTAGAGAAGGTTATAAAACTTACTTTATAGATCGCGGTATTTTAGGTTACGAAGATACACGTATCCCAATAACTTCTACATCTAGCTTTAGCGATTTCCCCGAGGAATTTATAGATAAGGATTTCGTTAATGCTCTGAATTGGGCCTCTAAAGCGAAGTACAAAGTAGATAAAGACTATTATAATTTCATAAACAAATTACTGTATTTTGAAGATGATAAGGGTAAAGCTAAATTCTACAATGAAAGAAACGAATATCGAAAGTACATGTCTGCACGTGGCGATGCCTACGAGAGGCTAAAAGCAATGGAATGGTTAGTTAAAGATGATAAGTCTTTTAGCAACCATCCCTTTATTGATCATCGTGCACGTATTTACGATAGAGGCTTAATCGGTCCGCAATCTGGTGAAACATTTAGACCGTTTCTAAATACTGAAACAGAAAAGAACTTTAGTATAGATGACTTTAGAAATTTCCAAGATCAAATTGGATCCTTTCTAGGCGGTCTTAGCGATTACTTCGAAGGTTCATATAATTCTTTATCAATCACTGGTCGTCAAAAAATAGCTTTAAAATGGCGTAATGAAATGATTAAAGTAGGCAATCATATGTTGAGAGCCAAACCTAATGATATAAGAGCTATCTTAGAATCTGATATGGCGAGTAGAGTAGATGGTGAAGAATTAGGAAAGTTTTTTAGACTAGCTATTGAGACAGCGAAAATAGATAATTATTTAAAAGGTGATTATTCTTTAGCCAACTTGAAAAAATTAAATAACTATAAAACGGCCTTAGCTTTAGAACAAGATGCATCTTCATCAGGTGCTCAAATCATTGCCTTGACAACTCGTAATAAACAACTAGCAGAGTTATCGAATGTAATCCCTACTAATCAAAAGAAAAGATTATATGACGAAATTGCAGCAGCTACCTACAATGATGCTAGATTTAGAAAATTAAATGAAAAGCTTGGTCTTACAGAAAAAGATTTAAGAAAAGCTGCTAAAGCTCAAAACATGGTTACCTTTTATGGTGCCGGTGAAAGAACAGGTGCCCTAAATGTAGAAGGTAAGCTTTCAAAAGTTCTTGGTAAACAAGAAAATGTATTAGTTGTAAAAGCTTCTGATAGAGACGTTGTTTTAAATGAAATTTCTGCTAGAATTGCTAAGTATGAAAAGTTCGACACAGAAACTGCTGAAGAACTTAGGCAATTAAGAAATAACGTTAGAGATATATTCAATAAAGGCATTGATCCAGGTGATGAGATATTGGAACAACTTTATTTCTTAGATCCTAAGACTAGAGATTTAGTTGAGAAAATGTCTCACTCTTATGAAAAAGTAATTACGCCTAATGATTTCAAAGAAATTGCTAAGATAATGAGTGAGTATCTCAGTGAACAAGTACCTATTCTAAAAGATTTTACAAGGTATTTCGGGAGATTATCTGAAGACTTTTTAGCTAATGCAAAACCATCTAATAGTGATTTTGATTGGAAAACTATCTTAAAGATTAATTTATTAGGGAATAAAAAATCCGGATACAAGGTACCAGACAAAGTAAGTGAGCTTTTAGGAATAAAAGCAGGCGAATCTATCGGTGAAAAGGTATTCAAGAGATTTGGATTTTGGAAACCTAATGATACTTTATACAATATTATTTATGGTGTAGATGCACCTGCTGATAGGCGTACAGGCGCAAAATACTTTAAAGTAGAAATTGCACAATTAAAAACACTTAATGAAATGGAAGTTTTCTATGCTAATAAACTTCCTAAGAAATGGACCAATGTACCGTGGGTTAATTTTGATGGTAAAATTATTGAACAAAACTTTACACAAACATTTGAAGAGAGATTAGTCTATAAAGATAAATATGGTAATTGGACTACTAATATATTACAAGTACCTCAAAAAACTGAAGCAACTTGGTGGGAACAAGTTATAAATAAATCTGGCAAAATAAATGATATTGCTGATTTAACAAGGTCACGTACGGCTTTTGCAGTTAATGGAAATCATTCAAATGATGCTGTAATTGTAAAAAAGTTTCATTTATGGGGTCGAGAAAACAAAATTCCTACTTCGACAGTACACGATGCTTTCTTTACGAATACTTCCGATATGTTAAAGGCGAGAAATGCTTTAAGAAAAATCTATGCCGAGACTTTAGATAACAATGTAGTATTAATGACTTTAAAAGAAATGAAAGCTAGAGGTCTGCCTAAAGAAATTTATGATAAATATTTAGAAGAAGCAATTGAAAAAGGATTAATACCTGTTGCAGGAAAATCTAAAGTAGGCGGTAAAATTATTGGGGATAAGGATATTCTCAAAAAAGAAGATATTTTAAAAGAAGTACCTTCTAATTTTGAGTCTGATTACGGATGGTACGGTGTTAATTAAATAACCCGTTAAATTAACCCAGGTATAGTTCTGAATGTGTATTATACCTTGAAAAATAAAGATGGTATCTTTATTTAAAATATGAGTTGTACTCAAAGGAATCAAAATGTCGACTGAAGTAGATAACCAAAACACTGATAATCTTGACAATGATACTGGCTCTACAGAAAACAAAGGTAGTACCTCTAATTCTGCAGATCCAGTACAAAAACTTGTTGAAGAAAAAGTCAAAGAAGCTATTACAGATCTTAAGCAGAAACTCGATAAGGCATATGGCGCTCGAGATGAAGCTATGAAGAAATTAGCTGAAATTGAGACATTTCGTAAGCAAGAGGAAGTCAAGAGGCTTCAGGAAGAAGGAAAGCATAAAGAAGCTTTAGAAATGCAACTGGCCGAAGAGCGCGCTCAAAAGGCTGCATATCAAACGAGAGTTATTGAACTCACACGAGATATGGAATTAAGAGGTGCTTTAGGTACTTATAATTTTAAAAATGATAGTGCCTTTAACATGGCATATCGTGAAATTGTAGAACAACTTGTACAAGATGAAAAGGGAATCTGGAAACACAAATCAGGTGTTCCTTTAAAAGATTTTGTCAAGCAGTTTGCAGAAGCTGAAGATAATGCTTTTCTTTTAAAGCCTAAAGTTTCAAGTGGATCTGGAACTTCTTCAGTTAAAGGTACAGTAGTGAATAGTGGTCTGCAAGGTAAGTCTATTTTCGACTTATCTCAAGACGAAGTTTTAAAGCTTGCCCGAGAAGGCAAATTACAAAAACGTTAGGAATTTAAATGACTGTTCGTACAAATCTCAGCGGCGCGGATAATTTTGTTTTACAAGAAGCAATTAGCGCTTATAGTGATGAAGCCTACACAACGGCTAGAAAGCTTTCTGGTACCGGTATCGTTGGTGGTAATCCTCTGATCGATACAAATACTGAAACTTTTACTGGTCAACTTCGTTGGTTCAGGCCGCTGAATCCTACAATTAACGTTGCATCTCTTACCGATGCTACTGCAGGTTCTGGTACGACCTACAGCTCTGATTACATGACCTATGTAAAGACCGTTCGTACGCACGGTGCCACAAAGGTCAATATGCAGCAGGTTGTAACCCAAGTTGATGGCCTTGCAAAGATTGGTCGGGACTTTGGTGAAACACGTTCACAAGACGAGCATAATGCTATTCTCGCTATTCTGCGTGGTGTTGCTATCTCAGAAGTTCTGAATGGTACCGCTGCTGGTAGTGGGAATACGGGTCTGGGTGGTCAAACTTTCGAGAATGATCCTTCAGACAAGCGTTATGGTTTCTATGTGGATCTTGGCGCAGCTAAGCCTGTAGTTGATGCTACTGCTTCCGTACAAGGTGCTGCCAGAGCTGAAGGTTTCCTTCGTGCTTTTGGCATGGCTTATAAGGATTATGAGCCTGACTTCGCCTATCTTGTTTGCAGCCCTGAGATCGTTGCTTCGTTACGTTCTGCTAATCTGGTCGATCAAGTCCAAGTTACGGAAGGTAATGTTGTATTCAATACAATCTTTAATGGTAAGTTCCGTCTCATTCAAACTCGTGCTTCTCAAGGCCTGAGCTCTGCTGAGCGTACTAAGTTGAATACTGGTGCTGGTGTTGATCTCGTTGGTACAAAGACATCATTTATTGTTCTTCCTGGCGCTCTTGCTATGGAAGCTCTAATGGTGCCTGAGTCTGTCGAAATCGATCGTGACGCCAAGGCTTATAAGGGTGGTGGTACTACTTCAGTATGGTATCGTTGGGGTTATGTCATGCATCCGGCAGGTTACAACTGGGCTGGCAGCAGCGATCAGTTCCCTTCAGATGCTGACTACATGAAGGTCATTGAAGACGGCACAGTTAAGGTTCTTACTGACGTTGCTTCAGGAACTCTCGCCTCTACAACCGGTAGTTGGGTTCGTAAGACTGCTTCTGCACTTAGTTTAGGTATTCTTCCGGTATTCCACGCTTAATTTAAAGAGGCTCACTTATGGCACTTTCGAAAAATATAAATTCATATGCTACTGTCGCTGAAGCTGATACGTATTTCAAGGATCGTCTTGACGTAGAAGCTTGGATCTCTGCAGAGTCAACACAAAAGGCTCAGGCATTAGTCACGGCAACTAGCTTAATTGACACTTTAAATTGGACTGGTGTTGCTGTAAGTGAGACACAACCTCTGGCTTTCCCACGTTCTGGTGTATTCTTTGATCCTCGATTAGGTATGGATATTGAATTCAACGATTCTGTACCTAGTCGGATCATACAAGCAACATTCGAATTGGCATATCATTTATTAAACAATGATGGTTTGTTAGACGATACAGGTTCTGTAAAAGATTTGACTGTCGGTTCTATTAATCTAACAAGAGTATTGTCTCCAAATAAAATTCCATTTAGTGTTAAAAGACTCATAAAACCTCTCCAAGTAAATCAAGGTGCAAATCTTTGGTGGAGATCTAATTAATGAGTTATAAAAAGTTAGTTGACACAAGTCTTAATCGAGCATATAACAATCTTAAAGATCTTGCAATAGATGCCGTATTAACTTTGAAAGAACCATCGACATTTGATTTCAATAATTCAGATGTTAAATTTTCGAAACCAACTACTGTGAAAACTAAAATAGTAGTTGTAAATACGAAAACTATTAATAAAGATCGGAAAGTAATTGTTAAAGAATTGATGCTAAAGTCTAAAGAAGTTGGAGACTTGAATGCATATTCTAGTATAAAGTTTGATTCTAAGACTTGGAATATAAATACTGTATTAAAAAACGATGGCTTTATTGTAATGCTAGAAGCTTATAGTGAGGCTTAAATGGGAAAATATAAGAATTTACAAACCGACGTCTTTTCTATATTTGGATCCGATACGTGGAAAGCTGAAAATATAAAAACATTCCCTAGTAACTTTAATCCGAGTCATCAAGGGAATGAATTTTTAAGAGTAACTATCCTAAGTGGAAAACCGGGAATAAATATATATTCAGTATCCGGTATATTTGTAATAGATATATTTACAACTGCTGGTGTAGGTCCAGACAGGTCTATAACAATTGCAGACAAGCTTGATCAATATTTAGTAGGTAAAACTATTCAAAGTTTTTCTGGTGCTATTACTCAATTTTCTAATAGTACCTTTGAAACTAGAGGCTTAGATAGTGATAATCCATCTTTATATAGATCAATTTACACAATACCGTTCAATTACTTTGAGGTAAGATAAATGGCACATTTAACTTCAATCGGTGCAGGTGTTTTCTCCGATTTATCGTTTTCAACCGTTTCTGTCACAACAACGCCAACAACTTATGCTGATTGGTCTGCCAAGTTTGCTACTGAAGTAGCGCTTGGTTCTGCTTCTACAGCTAATAGTTTTAGACGTATTAAGAATGTACGTGAGTTTCCCGCTCTCGGTACACCTGCTAATATCGTGAACGTCCCTGTTTATGGTCAATCTATTTCTTCACAAGTTCAAGGTCAGGCTGATGCGCCTACACTCGAAATTACTCTGAACTACGTAGCTAGTGATTGGCGGGATGAAGCTAATTACTTAGGCGAACTTGTTGGTAAATCTCTACAATACTATTTCCGTTTCGCTCTTTTAAATCAAGATTCTGCAGGCTCTACTCCAGCTACTAAGTATGCTTCTCTTGCCGCCGGCTTGGGTACTGTTGCTAATTCACAATGGTTCTGGGTTGGTCGTATTGAAGCTCTAGTAATTAATCCTCAGCTTACGGATGCCGTTACAGCTACCTTGACTCTGTCTACACAGACAGACTTCTACGGTGCTTTCACGGCTGAAGCCGCTTAATGCTTAAACCAGGGATAAACGGTGATT